GTTATGGCATCGATACAGAAAAATATATTAGAACATATTAGTCTGATGGCAACTGAACAGGTGCAATTAGAATACAGAGAACAAATGATGCAGCTACAACAACTTGCACAACAAGCAGCAGTCAACCCACAAGCACAACAACAGGTGCAAGAGATGACTCAAGGCATTGAAGCAAGAAAAGCTGTATTGATTGCAGAAATGACAGAAGATTTTATGAAGGAAGAAAAACAAATTACATCACAATATGACTCTGATCCATTATTAAAACTTAAATCAAGAGAAGTTGATTTAAAAGCAATGGAGAATCAACGTAAACAGGAAGAAACAACTGCTAAACAAGAACTTGAAAGAGCAAAACTACTTCAAGCTAAAAATTTAAATGAAGAAAAACTTGAACAGAACGAGGAATTAGCAGAATTACGTGCTGATACTTCTATTGAGAAACAAGAAATAGCAAATAATAATAGATTAACACTTGCTAACATGAAACCAAAAGGGTAAAAGGAGATATTATGCAAAACTATAAAAAGCCTACAATAATTAAAATGGAAGATTCTAAAAAAATTGTTGATCCAAGATCAGCAACAAGTTTTAGAGGGAAATCTTATTTAGCTGTTGGCAATAAACAAGAAGTTAAAGGTTCTGGCGCAGCTAGAAAACAAAAACCAGTAACTTGGGTTTAATATGTGGTTAGGTGCTATTAAATTAGCTTTAAACGCCGGCACACACATTTATAAAAAGAAAAAAGAAACTCAAATGTTAATGGCCGATGCGCAAGCTCAACACGCCTCTAAAATGGCGCGTGGAGAATTAGAATTTAGTGGAAAATTATTAGAAGCTCGTCAAAACGATTATAAGGACGAGGTAGTTTTAGCGATTCTCACGTTGCCCATAATTGTGCTCGCCTATGGAGTTTGGTCAGACGATCCACAAGCCATGGACAAGATAAAAGTGTTCTTTGAACATTTTCAGGCACTGCCGACATGGTTTACTAATTTATGGATCCTTGTATGTGCAAGTATTTTTGGTATAAAAGGCACACAAATATTTAGAAATAATAAAGAAAAAAAATAATATGGAATTAGAAAGATTATTAAAAATAATAAAAAATAAATTAGATAGCTTAACTATTCTTATAACAACTGGGGTTGACACCATGGAAAATTATAAGTATATATTAGGACAAATTAACGCCTTAGAGGCAACTAAACAGGAAATCTCTAACCTGCTAGATAACAAGGAGCAAAATGAAGGAACAGTCATCGATATTGGGGACCACAAACTCAAAAATAACACTACCAAATAAAGACTTAGTTGGTGTAAAAAAATCAGAAGAAAAAAAAGAAGTTACAAAAGAAACAACAAAATTACCTAAACCTACTGGTTGGAGAATGCTAGTTTTACCATTTAGAATAGATGAAAAAACTAAAGGCGGAATCTTACTAGGCAATGAAACCGTAGACAGACAACAAGTTGCATCACAGTGCGGAAGCGTACTTGCGATGGGAGATTCTTGTTACGTGGATAAAGAGAGATATCCAAATGGTCCGTGGTGCAAGGTTGGTGATTGGGTGGTCTTTGCACGTTATGCAGGATCACGTATAGAAATTGATGGTGGAGAAGTTCGTCTTTTAAATGAAGATGAAGTACTAGCAACCGTACAGGATCCAACAGATATCCTGCACAAATACTAACATAGATAAGGAGAAACTATGCCAGAAGAAAATAAAATAAAACATGCCGAACCCATGGTAGATATAGATACTTCAGGTCCAGAAACCGAAGTTGATTTACCAGAAGAAGTAGTCAATAAAGTTGAACCAGAAAACACGGAACAGGAAACAGTAGTAGAAGAAGTAAAAGAAGAAGTAAAAGAAGAACCAGTAAAAACCGAACCAGGAAAACAGGACGAAGAATTAGAAGTTTATAGTAAAGGTGTTCAATCTCGTATTGCTAAACTTACTCGTAAAATGAGAGAAGCAGAACGTAGAGAAGCTGCAGCTGTGGAATATGCACAAGCTGTAGAACAGAAAAGACAAATTGATAATGAAAGATTTCAAAAAGTTGATTCTGATTACACTAAAAAATTTGAGGAGAATGTAAAAACTGGAATGGATTCCGCGCAAAAAGAACTTGCGACGGCAATTGAAGCTGGTGATGCAACTGCTCAAGTTGAAGCTAATAAAAGAATTGCTACACTTGCATTTGAAAATGCAAAATTGGAGCAAAGAAAAGAACAACAACCAGTTAGACAGGAACCTGTCCGACTACAAGACGGTGGTAATTTACGCCAACCCACACCACAAGATTTACCGGCTCCAGACCCTCAAGCAGAGGATTGGGCAAGTAGAAATAAATGGTTTGGGCAAGATAGAGCGATGACTTTTACAGCATTTGAGGTCCATAAAGACCTAGTTGCTGAAGGTTTTGATCCTCAATCTAGTGAATATTATGTGGAAGTAGACAAGAGAATAAAAGTTGACTTTCCCCATAAATTTGGTAATACTGAAAACATAGCAACGAACAGACCCGTTCAGTCGGTAGCTTCAGCTAATAGAAGCGTAAAATCTGGTCGCAAAACTGTGAGACTCACATCTTCACAGGTAGCAATAGCTAAAAAATTAGGTGTGCCACTCGAAGATTATGCAAAACAATTAAAACTCACGGAAGGAGCATAAGCATATGAAAAAAGAACAAGAAAAAAAAGTAACTTCTCGTGCGAGCCAAACTCGGTCAAATACTGAAAGACCAAAAGAGTGGGCTCCTCCATCTTCTCTAGATGCACCGCCTGCGCCGGATGGATTCCGACACAGATGGATACGGGCAGAGAGTTTAGGATTTCACGATTCTAAAAATATCTCTGGAAGATTAAGATCTGGTTATGAGTTAGTGAGAGCTGACGAATATAAAGATACTGATTATCCCGTAGTCACTGATGGTAAATACGCAGGAGTGATTGGGGTCGGTGGCCTTTTGCTCGCAAGGGTACCTGAAGAGATCGCGCGTTCTCGGACTGAATACTTCAAAAAACAATCTGAAGGTCAGGAAGAAGCAATAGAAAACGATTTAATGAAGGAAGAGCACAAGAGTATGCCAATCAATGTTGATAGGCAGTCTCGCACAACCTTCGGTGGTACAAAGAAAAGTTAATTTTCTTAAACTATCGATTTAAATCAACCGTGACTGGAGGTCCGCAAGGACAGGTCACATAAGGAGTAATAACATGGCTAATAGAAACAGCGCCGGTTTTGGTTTTAGACAATCTGGGACGTTAGGTAACACACCTGCGACTCAAGGTCTTTCTCAATACTGGATTGATTCTGCAGCATCAGTTAATCTTTTTAACGGCATGGCGATGAAATCGTCAGGCGGTTATATGATTACTGGTGAAAGTGCAACTACCGTTACGACGATAGGTGTTCTGTACGGAATCTACTATAACGCAGCTTCTACTAATAAACCCACTTGGGCGCATTGGTATGACGCAACAATTACTCCAGCAAACAGCGAAGACACACAAGCGTTTGTTAATGATTATCCTTTCCAAAAATACACAATAGCATCAGATGCAGCAGTAGCGTCAGACGTTCCTGCGGCTCATGTATTGTTTATGGAAACGTATTCCGTGTATGCAAATACAGGCGGAAGCACTACAACTGGAAGATCATCAACAACACTTGACATCGGGGCAACACATGCAACTACACACTCTTGGAGATTACTAAGAAGTGCTGAAGAAACAGAAAACAGCGATTTAACTGCTGCGTACTGTTCTTTGGAAGTTGTATCTAACTTGTCCGAATTTGTCGGGTCTGGAACTTAGGAGCATAAAATGGCAATATCAAGAGCACAACTCGTTAAAGAGTTAGAGCCAGGCCTGAATGCACTATTCGGTCTGGAGTACAAAAGGTATGATAATCAGCACGCTGAGATTTATACCAACGAATCATCTGACAGAGCTTTCGAAGAGGAAGTAATGTTAAGTGGTTTCGCAAACGCAAACGTGAAAGTTGAAGGGTCTGGCGTAAATTACGATCAGTCTCAAGAAACTTACACGGCAAGATACACGCACGATACAATTGCTTTAGCATTTGCTATCACGGAAGAAGCTATCGAAGATAATCTCTACGATAGAATTTCTTCTAGATACACAAAAGCTCTAGCAAGATCTATGTCTAATGCAAAACAAGTGAAAGCAGCAGCACCTTTGAACAACGGTCTACCAACGGCAGACGGTTTTGATTCAGGGGATGGTAAAAGCTTATTTAACACTGCTCACACAACTGTGAGTGGAACTAATGTTAAAAACACTTTAACTACGCAAGCAGACTTAAATGAAACATCATTAGAGCAAGCATTGATTGACATTGCTGCATTTACTGATGAACGTGGGTTAAGAGTGGCAGCTAAAGGAGTTAAAATGATAATTCCTTCTGCTAATCAGTTCTCAGCTGAGAGATTGTTAAAATCTCAAGGTAGAACTGGTACAGCTGATAATGATATCAATGCTGTTGCATCAATGGGAATGGTTCCTCAAGGTTATAGAGTGAACAATTTCTTAACTGATAGCGACTCATGGTACATCATTACAGATGTCCCTAACGGTATGAAAATGTTCACTAGAGCACCATTGACAACTGCAATGGAAGGTGACTTTGATACTGGTAACGTTAGATACAAAGCTAGAGAAAGATAC